GTATGTCAGCACCATAAGCCATCCAGTCACCAGACTCCGATGGAGCCTTGGTGCTACGACCCATGTTAGTCATTGCTGTTTCTAGTTTTTCCCAGTTATCCGTGAGTACACCAGGTATAAGCATCTTAACAAAGTCTTTGCTGTACCAGAAGTTATCTGCTGAGTTGTATCCCTCGGCTATTGCCTTCTCCTTGACACAGTAATCAAGAGCAGCATTACGCAAGGACTTAGCAATCAACTTGTCACAGGACTTTTCGTCCTGCTCCAACTTCCACCTAGCAATGTTGTTAGGGTGCTCAGCAAACCATAGCCACAGTTCCTGCTCAATGTCTGCACGTTCCACCATCTGGTACTTGTTACGGTACTCACTGGCTATCTGTTGCACCATGTCGTAGTAGTCGTTGACTTGCTGTTCTTGCAGTTGACGGATGCGACCAGCATCTTCCATTTGGTTACACATTACTTGCCCCACACCTTCCCATCAACAACGAACGTGCCGTCCTTATGGATAGGAATAAGTTTAGGTGTAACCTTTTGACCGTCAATGTAAAGGACACCGATAGCCTGTTGCCAGTTGGCAATGCCACCCTTTAGGTAGGATGCCTTCTTCTGGTCCATCAAGTTACCTACTTCAAGTCCCCAGATGGTACGAGTTGATACACCTGATACAGATTCGGTGTAGTGCAGTAGTCCTGCTCTATGTGTATGACCACATACTACGGACAAGCCAGTCTTCTTAGCCAAACCAAGGGCTGTCTGCCCACCAGTTTGATTCACAGAACCCTCATCGCCATGTAAGAGCAGCCACTTAGGTGCAACTTCCCACGGTTTCTTGTGGTAAGTGATGCCTAAATCTTTTAGCCGAAGGAAGTTCTCTAACTCAAACTCAGGTGCACCAAGTAGACCAGGTGCTCGCTTCATAATCGTGTTGTATAAACGGTCAGTGTGGTTACTACGTGTCATGTGTGTAACCTGTAGGTCTTCTAGTACCTGAACAGTTGCGTCACGGTCACGACCAATGCTACGTTCGTACTCCATTGGTGTGCCCATAGACCAGCGACTGATAGTCTGCATGTCCATCTCATCACCAACAGATACCACGTCATCAGGTTTAAACGCCTTGATGAACTTGGCTACGTTAGCAACCGCACGCTTGTCATGGTATGGAACTTGCAGGTCACTTACAATTACTTTAACTTTCATTGTAGTCCTTCGCCTCAGGGAACGTGTTATCTAAAATCATAACACCAATGACTCCATAGTTGGCGATGTCTACAAACGTGTCCCTTAAGGACTCATTCTCAGGCTTAGCACCTGATTCTATAAGGTTAATTAGCCGTGACATCTTGTCATACAGTCGTACCTGTAGCCCGTTGAGCGGTCCACCTGGCGCATTGCGTATGTTGTTAGGACCATAGTCGCTCTGCTTCTTGATTAAGATATCCCACAATTCTTCATACACATCAAGGGAATCTAACTCAAAGTCATCAGGGTATAGGTCATCCCATGCGGTAAAGGTGACACATGCTTCGCATATGCAGTCATCGTCTACCGCAAAGGCATCCTTGCTATCTCCAATGTTAAGGTCTCCCTTGACTCTGTTAAGCCAACCTTGGAAATCTTTAAGCCCATCTCCGAAAGCCTCCCAATCAGAAACGTTATCTCTTCCTGACTGAACGTAGTCATCCCACTCATCCTTCATATGGCTCATGCTGATACCTTGCTCCTTAGATAGTCGTACCCTTGTGATAGGTACATTGAATTAACATCTTCACCCTCTGGCATCTGCAGTGTTACTACTGACGAGAGTTCTTTTGAGAGGTTCTTTGCGAAGTCCGACCCTGGTTGGTCACCGTCAGCAAAAACATAGACCGTCTCAAAGTCTTGGAGGATGCGTGAGTAATGTTTCTTCCACGAGTTCGCACCAGGTACACCCACAGCAGGGATGCCACACTTATAGTGCAAAGTAATCGCATCAATCTCGCCTTCACATACTGCAATGAAATCTCCTGCTGATTGTAGTGCTGTTACGTTGTATAAACGGGTAGAAGTCCCTGGTAAACCCATGTATTTGGGTTCACTGTTGTCCATGCTACGGAACCTAATGTCAACCACACCTGTTGGTGTGATGTACGGAATAACTAAGCGACCAACGTATGCCTCGTGACTAGGTAGAGGTTCTGCGACTACTCCGAGGTGGGCTGTAGCCCCGTCTTCTAGAGATAATCCCCTCTTGGCTAGGTACCCTTCGGCTAGATGAATGTTTGCCTTGTATGTTGCCACGGCTTTCGCCAGTGATTGTTTCTGCGATTGTGATAGCCTCACGGAATCCCACTCCTTCTTTCTCCATAATTATTTTATAGGTGTCACCCTTGACTCCGCAAGCATGACATGCAAATATGTTTTCTGTTACGTTGACACTAGCAGATGCAGTTGAATCCTCGTGAACTACGCATCTAATCTTTTGCCAGCCCCATGTTTCACGTATGTTTGTTGCACCGTAGTGCTCAAGCACAGGTTGTATGCTGTGCTTCTCAGTCATAGTCGGAATACTTTTGATACGCTAAACTCATAATGACTTTCATGTATGTTTGTTCTTTTGCATAGTGAACCATTTTAATCTTAGCGACATCACGGTCTTGGTCTTCAATTAATGCCTTAAGACCTTCAATCTTTTGCATTAAGATTGTAGTGTTGTTTGAAGTTATGTAGTTAATTTGCTCAGGTGTCTGAGCCAATTCAAGCAACTGCTTGCACACTTCATCTTCGGCGAGTTCTTCTTCCATTAGTATCCTGCTTCCTCCAGTAGTTTAAACCACTCAGACACTGGCATAGTAGCGTACCACTTGCCAACGTCTAGTGTTCCTGTCTTCTTGTGTATGACAACGCCAGTCTCAGCCTTGTCATTAGCCATCTCAACCTCAAGTTCCTTGAGCCATGCAGACAACTTCATTTCTTTGTGGTTCTTTACTTCAATAACAACAGCAGGAATGCCAGCGATGTCACCCCTATCGTTATTGCCATTGAGTGCTCGTCTTTCCACATGCTTACGTCCCTTGCTTACAAGCCAATTAACAACGGCAGTCTCGGCAGATGTACCCTTTATCTTACTTTTGTTCATGTCTTATCCCATCCGCTATCATTGAGAACTGTAACTGTTCCGCCACCCACTCTAGTGCACTGCACGCTTCATGTAAGTCTTGCTCACAGAAGTCATCGCCTATGTCACGGATAGCCTTAATGATTTCATAGAAGGATACGTACTGTTCCCCGTCATAGAACACACGGGATATATGTCTGCCTTCCATTTAGTAATCATCTCTGTCCATGTACATAAGTAGTGCGAGGATACCAACTAGCCCCAGTATAATTAACCATTCCACCATTGTTCGTCCTCCAAGTTCTTTATGAATACTATAAGTTCTTCCCATGGTATGCAATGTTCTATATCAACAACATAGAAGTTATCATTGTGTCCACGGTATTTGTCGTGCAGTTGCTTGCTTACCCACTTGTCCTTGGTAGATGTGAGCAGTCCAAACATACCCTTGCTATGGGTAGATACCATGACGTAGGCGTATGGCTTCTGTAACTTAGCCTCATACCCTGACACGGTATCAACTATGATGTTGCCCCAAGGGAAATCCTTTAGTTCAGTGAACTCTATGTTGCGTGACTTAACCTCAAGGCACTCACCTGAATCATCAAGGATGATGTCCTTCTCGGTGGCTGTCATCTCTGGTATCTCTTCACGTGACTGCACTATGTACAGGTCAGGTACGGTACAACGTACACCGTTTAAACGTAAGCGTTCTGCAACTATGTCACCATACTTGTGACCTTCAGTCATAGATGCTACGTAATCAAACGTTGTATTCTCCACTTGGGATTCCTAACTCCACTATCTTTAGGTGTTGCTTGTGCCTAATGTCATTTGATATTGCCAGTTCTCTTTTCAATCCACCATTGGCTGCTCTTAAAAACTCTATTTTATCTAGTGCCTTTTGGTACAACTCTTCTAATGTTGGTTCTTCTTCTGGTTGTTCGGTCATCGTGCATCCTCTAGGTCTGCAATGAACATATATTCTGGCAGGAATTGCAACCACACTGGGCTATTACCCGAAGGGTCAGCCTTACCATAACGGTTCTTGACACTGGCAACACCAAGCATTCCGTCTTGTTGTCCCACTGTAAGAATGAGGGCTGGTAGTTGGTTAACCATTCCTTGGACTGCTGACCTAGGTTGACATGGCGTACCAGAATATCCTTCTTTAGTGTGATGCAGTACCACAACAGCGGCGTTCGTATCACGTGCCAGATATTTAAGTTCCTTAAGCGCACTACGCATAGCACCGAACTCTTCACCACCATCCATGTTAATGTCCATCAAGTTGTCAACAACTATCAGTGCTGGGCTATCGCCCAACGTTTCTTCTAGTGCAGTAACCTCATCATCCAAGTCGTTTAAACTAGGTGATGAATCAAATGACCAGTAGATGTGTCGTGCCTGTGCCAACTTTTCCTTGGCTAACTCAGGTTGCTCAGAGATAATCTTCTCTGCATCTGTCTGTGACACACCCTCAATCATGGAATACAAACGCATTGCCATGGTATGAGCATTGGTATCTGCTGATACGTATAGTGTTGGTGCTTGCATACGCAAGGCTAGTGCTAGTGCAAGCGTTGACTTACCTGCACCAGGTGTGCCAGCAATTAACGATACCTCTGAACGTCTAAAGATAATCTTATTCTGTTCAAACGTACGAAAGACTGACGGCATTGGTTCGCCACCAATGTCTGAACGTCCTACGGACCTGCTTAATGTTTTCATTTATCCTCCTTGTTAAGCGTGGGATGCACCGACTTGCACGATGAGTAGGCTTTCGGACCTACATCCCTATCTGTACTGACTGGCTTCCCCTCCAGCAGGACAAACCTATATTCAGTTATGTTTTTCTAGTACCCGAAGTCCTAGAAACTGTTCCACTCTGGTGTGTTGCGGTTAGCAAACGTTGGTGAGCACTGGTCTGCAGTACCCTTAGGTGTTGGGCAGAAGAATGCACGCCATTCTCCTTTAGCACCGTTGCCTGTTCGCTTAACCATTGCACCGTGAATGCACATCTTATCGCTACTAGGTGCCGATGCAGCAAATGCTGGTGGTACCTTAGGTGCGAATGCTGGTACTTCTGCAACAACTTCCCCACCTAGGGATGCCTGAACAATAGCCACTGGGTCAGTTGCTAGTACACGTGGTGTTGATACACCAGTGAATGCTTCCTCCAGTGTGCTGATTGCATCAGGTCCACCCTGTGCTACCAAGTCATTGACGTTAGCGATTAGTTCCTCGGCACTGTCACCACGTGCTGTGATGATTGTGCCCTTGCTTGTCTTTACGTTTACAACGTAGTTCTTTTCCATTACTTATCTCCATTCTGATACTTACAATCGTTACTAAAATTACACATCTTGCAGTGGTCAAAGTTAGGTATAAAGATACCAGCCCTCCGAGCCTTGTCAAACATTCCTACAATCTCTGACACCGTTTCCCGTGTCCACTTATCTAGGTTGATTAACTCTGATGTTGCGCCCTTACGTGCATCCCAGTATACACCGTACTTAGGACGGACACCGAACACTTCCTCCATGGCTACCGCATAGATACCCAACTGAAAGTCTGATGAAGGCATACGTGCGCCAGACTTAATGTCTAGTACCACAAGGTCACCGTTAGGTAACACCATCATGCGGTCAAGTGCACCCTTAACCATGACATCATCAAGGTTAATGTTAAACACTAATTCAATGGCAGGTATACCTTGAGGTGTGACCCATAGTTCTAGGTTGTGTTCCGCATTACGGAAGTTCACCCAGTTGTTCACCATGTTTAAACCGTTTGCTTGCCACCAGTCCCCGTCTTCCTTATTGGGATTGGCTATGGTTGCACGACCACCAGCACGCCACGTGGATGTGTCTTCCTGCCCCTGTACGCCACGCTGACGGTCTAAGTTCTCTTGCCAGTACCGTAACCACAACTCCTCAGGTGTAGCACCTGTGAGGGTTAGTTCTTGTTGTTCCATTATCGTCCCTCAAGTTCCCATAGTTGACGGTCATAGGCTTCGGTTGCTTCGTGAACAGCAACACCACCAGCCAACCACCATGTCTGACCTTCAGGTACAGCCAATGCTTTCTGTAACCAGTACTTGTACCCACAAGAATTGTAAGTACCTATCTGGCTATGGCTTACGTGCACGGGTAACTCATACCCATTCACCTTAATCATTTGTCCTCTGTTTCTTATGTTCGCCCTTAAAGGCGAACCTACTATTGGTTCTGCCTTAGCAGAACTTATGTTGTTGTGTTGTTAAGTTATAGTCCATGTTTAGGTGTCTGTCAAATCGTACACGGCGTGTCGTGGGAGCAGTGATGAAACATGGAGGTGAAAAAATCACCGCTCAACCACGACAGCCATACTTATTTTCCCATAAGTTTTACCTTATGTCAAATAAATCCCCTTGTACTTCATCACTATCTGCAAATACTTTGGTAGGTGCAAGTAGTTTAAACACTCTGGCTACATCACCTTGCTTGAGTGCTCGGATGTTACCTCGTCCTTCATAGTCCTTAGTAGCCATTGTGTCTGACTCATAAGGTCCGAACAGGAACTGTCCAACGCCTTGATAGTTCACACCTACCACGTACATCTCACGCTCACGGCGCATCTCATCTATCATCTTCCAGATAATCTCGGCAAGATACACGACATCGTGATGCTCTTGCTCAAGTACATCTGCGATAGCCTCAAGTTCTTTCTTGCGTGTCCTCATTGAAACCTTTTATTGCCTAGTTCTTTTATCAAGAACATGTTATCTTTGTATAGTTTTCTTTGAGAGATTAACTGTAAGACTATGATTATAAGTAGGATTGTTTTCATTGTCCTGCCAACATCTCTTCCTCTAGTAGTGCACCCTGCATTGTAAACATCAAGCGTTCAAACGTCTTACGTTGCATGAAGAAATGCGTGTTGCCTAGAAAGATTGACGCACTGTCAGGCTCAACCTCTACGTGTATCTCTTCGTATACATCTGACTCTTTCTCAACTGTACTGATTACCATTACCTGCTTCTCCAATACTCTTCATCTTTTTTGTTGTAGTTTAAGTTAGCGTTAGCCCCGTGTTCAGGCAGTACAAGCCTGATGTTACGTCTGCTACGTATCATTCGTCTTTCATATGGTGTAGTACTACCCCAGAAACCATAGCGTTCGTGCTTAATGGCGTACTCCATACACTCGGCAAGGATGTTGCAGTTGGAACAAAACTCTTTCAAGTCTCGTACCTCTTGCGCTGTTGTCTTGTTGTCGTAGTCCTGATAGAACACATCAACACCCATACGTGCACAGTTTTGTGTGCCGTCATAGTTGGGATACTTAATCTCATTCGCCATCTAAGTATTCCTCCACTGGTTCTGAATCTATACAGCCGTGTTCGTTGCAAGTCCAGTAATGGTAGCCGTCACGGGTATCTTGCCACACCCAGTCACAGTGCATAGTCTCACTCATTGTCTGGTCTCCCTTCACACTCATGCCATGGGTCGTTCATACTACACCGCTTACATACATACACATCCTGTGTGTATACCGTGTGTAGTTCATCATCATCTAGTTCATACGGTGACATCAGGTCTAGCCTCCTCTAGTTCTTTCATGGCGTAGTAAAGTAATCCATGTATGTCTTTGCAGTTAAGGTACTCAAGGATAGATAGTTTAAGTATCGCACCACCTAACTCGTACTCGTATGAGTACTCATAGAAGGTAATGGTGCTGTGATTAAAGTCCACTACTGGTACATATCCATACTCAGTGTCCGTTACGTTGTTGATACTAAAGGCATAGCCTGTTGTGCTATCCCATGCCTTGCCGATTAGTTCCGAGATAACAATACGGTTAGCACGCTCACTGCTCTTACTATGTGCACCTGCCTTATAGATTGCATTGCTAAGGTCACTGTTCCATGTTGCACCACCCCAGTGTGAGTACAGGTACAACACGTCACCAGTTCTATCTACTACACCGAATGTAAACCTATCACCCATTGTTCATACCTCCTCTGATTACAATGTATTCGTCATACGTTTCGTCACTTGCCATTAGTACCATTAGTTTATCTAGTTGCACAAAGATGTCTTGCTCATCTCGCTTAAATAGTTTCATTAGTTATCCTCCTCGTTATCTTCTTCTTGTGTTAAACGGAATGGCGTTCCTTCAAATGGTGTACCTACAACTAACATGTTCCTTAGGTACGTTAGTCTTTGTCTTGCTTGTTCCTCATCTTTGGCTTCAAATTCTTTGATGACGATAGTTAAACTTGCTGAGAATTTCATTACTATACCTTCGCTTCATTTAGTTCTCGTAATAGTTCAGTTAACTTTTGTCTTTCACGGCGTGTCATAATGCCGTAGTCTAACATAACCTTGTCAAGTATCTTCTTGTACTCATCCTGATGTCGTGCTACTAACTCTTTACGTGCTAGGTACATACAGTTTTGGTATACCTTGTTGTATTCTTTCTTATCCATTGTCCCTCCTAATCGTTTACTAATACGTAGCGACTTGCTACTAGGTGCTCACGGTATCTCCGCATAGCCTCCGCCTTGGTGTATTGGTAGTACACCTGTCGCTCATACCATGACCCACCTAGTACCGTGTCTCGTACGTGTGCGCTAATCTCTAGTGCACCTGACGGGTGTATCTTCCTTGTTGTAATCATTACATTGCTCCTTGTTTACGTGCTCTATCAATGTTGGCTAGACTATCTAACCTACCTTGCCAATAGTTACGCTCAGCCATGTCGCTAAAGCCCACCTCGTTTAGTTTATAAAACACGTACTCAATCTCCGTGTTTAAGAAGATACTATCCGTGCTCCATAGTTGTTCTGTCTCGCTCATTGCTTAGCCTCGCAATCCATACACTTACGGTATCCGTTACCGCAAGATAGGTTAGATGCTAGTGGCTCAGCGCAACAGCCATATAGGTTATGACTTGCTACTGTATTGCCACACTTAGTGCATAGTTTTCTCATTGAAACCTCCATAGTTTCTTAGTTGTTAAGTGCTCCGTGTGTGCAGTGGCGGAGCAACCCACCTCCAAAGATACAGGGAGGAGTAACCCTATACCTGCATTACCTGATTACAAGTGAGCCTTCCAAGAAACCTGTAATCAGAATCTTTACTTGTGCTTGTGGCACATGCCTTCAGTATCTAGCAATAGCCCTGACTCGGAGCACCGCTTGTCTCCATAGTCGTAGTCTGTAATGCCGTGACACTTAGCCATTACTTATCTCCATTCATAGCACGGATAGCAACCTCACCTAGTTGTGCCCGTGTTAGTTGCTTGCCGTTATCGTATACTTTAACCCCTTTAAGCGTACCCCTAGTCTCTCGTGTCTCCACTAGGTGCTTGTATAGGTCACTCTCTACGAAATAGTGTTCAACTATAGCCCCGTCCATAGTTACCTGATATCTACCCGTGCCCGTGTTGCACCCGATACCGTGACTATCTAGTGTATCCGTGCCACACTCTAGGCATTCTAGTTCTACCGTGTTCATTAGTCCTCCTTGTTTAGTTAGTTGCTAGTACAAATATCCATACTATCATGCCTGATGATGCGGCTAAGCATCCTAGTGCTAGTAGGTTATCTCGTAGTCGGTATGCCTTAGGTGTCCAGTTCCACTTGCTTACGATTCTTGCCATGTCACATCTCCCGTGTAGTACTCAATCACTGAGTCGTGATTCTCCATACTGTAGTCTAGGTTCGTGATGATATCGTCCAAGTCTTCGTCAGGCTTGACCGATAACGATACCTCAAACTCTACGGTCACGGTCACGGTCACATCCTTGACTAACTCAATGTCTAGTAAGTCTGCTATCTCTTGAGCGTGCTCACCTAGTTCGTGGTAATTCTCTAGCAGATACTCTTGCACTGCATTCTTGCCTAGTTTGTAGTCTGTAACTTGTTGGCTTAGTTTCTTAACGCTCCGTCCCATGGCACTGATGTCTTGGGCACTGATTACCCTTGGCTTGGGTTCTTCACTCCAAGGTTCGTCACTCTCGTTGTATACGATAGTAGCCGTTAGGTCATACTTAATGTCTTCATTCTCCATGTTGTCTCCTTGTTTAGAACTCTGAATACTTGAGTGTGTTCGTGCCTCTGAGTGCATACTCTAGGCTCTGCGTGATATGTTGCGCTCTACTGTAACCCATACCCTTGGTCACAATAACCCACCGTCCATCTCCCTTGCGTTCCTTGGGCGTGTCACCCATGGCTCGTGCTACTAGTGCCGTGATATTGTGCAAGTCACCATCTCGGATAATGAATACCCGTGACTGCGCCGTGCCTACGTTGCCTACATAATCGGTGGTGATGTGTAAAGTCTCACCTATCTGTAGTTGGTAGTGGCTTAGTGCTTGTAGTGCATCTAGTCTTAGTTGCTCTCTCTCACTTTTCTTCATGTTGCCTCCATTGTTTGTATACCTTGTACCCTGCCCAGATAACTAATCCTAGGTAGATTGTCCGTGCTGGTATTCCTAACTCTATCCAGTGAGTCTCAAGCATGAACCCGTTGTTGTTCAAGTTGAACTCACAGTGTAGATAGTATTGCATATCTCCTCCATGTTGTTACTAGTCTAGCATACCTTGACTATGTTGTCAAGTCGTACTAGTTGTATTGCTCCACGTGTCGCACACTGTCTAGGTATGCTTGCGCTCGTTGGGCTACCTCTCGCTCGTGCTCACGCTGTAGTTGTCGCATGAGTTGGGCTTGCTGTAGTCGTAGTCGTGCTTGTTCTCGCTCAGGGTCAACCTGCCTAGGCTTAGGCGTGTAGCCTTGCGGAGCGTTAGCCGTACGCAAAGCGTACTGCCTCCGTGTCCGTGTAGCGTTCACACGTGATAAGTCTGTCGGCGTGCCTGACCCGTATATTCTACGGGACGTTATCATGTCTATCACTTACCTTTCGTCTAGTCGGGGTCTTACCTTGCCTTGCTTGTCTTAGTCTATCATACTTAGTCTAACTTGTCAATCTCATTTATAACTAAATTCTAGAGGCGTTAGAATTGTCTACCTCTCCTAGAGATGCTACTAGTAGCGCAATCCGATAACTCTTATTTAATTATGTATTGACTATATCAAAGTATTGCGACCTTGTCAAGTCTATTCAGTTTTTTAAGTTTGTCGGCGTGTCGTTTACTTTCACGCTTTCAACTTAATAATGAAAGACTATCAAACCTTTTAAACCTTGTCAAGTTTTATTCGTGTGACTTACCTCACACTATATTGTGCGCCAGATTGATGGGGAGATAGTCCACACTCTCAAACTAATACAACTTTCAACTATTGAATCTTCAACTGTTGAAATTTCAACTATTTAATTTTCAAGTACCCATGGGGTCGTGGAGTATACCATATATTGGTGAAATTATCAAGCGGTTTTGATAACGTTTAGGTAACAATTCTTTGACCCCACCCAACCAAATCGGCGACTCGTATATCTATATAGACTACATCAAAATATTTTTTCCAGTATTTTGTAATTAGGCACACAATATAAAACCCATTGGATAAAGGACTTTAAAAATAGTTTATAACAATTTGGTAACGAAACGTTACAGGTCAGTTATAACAGGGTTAGTATATATGTAGGATAAAATAACATAAGTGCGCTTTGGCGCACACAACCTAATGGCAGCCTTTTGTGGCTGCCTAACATAACCTAAAGCAGCCCTTTGGGGGCTGCTATTGTGAGCGCCTTTCGGCGCTCTTATATTAAGTTCTTTATATCATTTTATTTAGACATGATTTAGCGGTGGATGCTAAATTAAATTACACCAATTAGGAGAGCCAATGGCTGTCGCACCAAAGAAGACCACCAAGCCTAAGGCTGTTGCTAAGCCGAAGTCTAGCACCACCGTAAAACCAGTTACCCGTGGTGGACCTGGCGCTGGTGGAAAGAACGTATCCAAAGGGGCACGTAACCCAACAAGCACAGACAAGGCATTTAACGCCCACAAGAAGGCTATTGAAAATGCTCGTGCAACATACGATGGTCTAAAGCGTGCTCAAACATCAGACCCACTTGGAAGAGTTCTAAAGGGCGGCTTTGGAAAGTACGACAAAAAGTTCAAAGAACTAGATGCAGTTTTTCAAAAACTAACTAAAGATGACAACTACTTTCAAAGTTCTGGGTATGCGTCTGGCTATGGTAATGGTCTAACAAAGAAACCAAAAAAGTAAGTAACCAGATAGGATAACTTCATATGGCAGCCAAGGGCGGTGCAGAGCACCATAATGTGGTACGCCTCAGAGAAGACAAGTCCAAGGTTATAGCCCACGTAGAGACTGGCATTGAGGTGCGAGCCGCTATTGCTATGGTAGGGCGCAAGCCCGATGTTCTAAAGAAGTGGCTCACAGACCCTGTGTTTGCCAAGAACCTAGAGATAGCCCGAACTGCTGGCTCAGACCTAATGAAGGTCACCCTGGGAAGCGAGAACGGCAAGAACATAGACTTCGCCACGTTCTCTAAAGAGTTCCTAGGTAACGAAGTATTCCCTCACCAGCAGGACTGGATTGACGTTCTGGAGGGAAGGGAGCCTTCTTGGTTGCATCCTTCCATGTCCTATGAAAAGGGCAACAAGAACCGTATCTTGATTAATGTGCCACCTGAGCACGCCAAATCCACCGTAATCACCGTAGGCTATAGCACCTATCGTATTGCCATGGATTCCAACGTGCGTATCATTGTGGTGTCCAAGACTTTAAATAAAGCCCGTGAGTTCGTCTACTCCATCAAGCAGCGACTTAGCCATCCACGCTACGCTAAGTTACAG